CGTCACGGTCTGTGAAATTATTTGTCTGGATTGAACCCTCGACAGCAATCATTGAGCCTTTATGAAAATATCTGCTAACAAATTCAGCCGTCTGTCGCCAAGCAACTACGTCAATAAAATCTGCCTGTCTGTCTTGTCCTTGTGGCTGATAATTTCTGTCAACAGCCATTTGAAAACGAATAACAGGAATGCCGCTTTGACTTGATTTCAATTCAGGTTCGTATGTTAATCTGCCCATGAGGACAACGGAGTTAATCATTTGTATTTCACCTTCCAAATCTTACATAAATATTCATCAAGCTTGATGCCGAAAACCTTATATTTTTCATCAAAAGACTTTTGCCCTATTCTATGTGCTTCGGCGTGTAAATCCCACCTTAACGGCATTACACGCATACCGAGATGAATAATATCTTTTCTGTTTCTGCCCATACCTACTGCATCCACATGGTGAAGTTGCACCTTTGCTTTTTCGCCTGTAATACAGCAAGTCTTATTTGCAAGGCAGCAGTAAATATACCTTGATATATCAGGACTTCGCTCAATTAAGTTGTCTTTAGTCGGTATTCCCTCTTCAATGCAAAATTCGATAAGATATTCAAGAAAATCTCTCGCAACCGTCATTGAGCAATCAGAGAGTGAAAATTCTTTTTGCCCGGTTAAAGCAATATATGAATATTTCATAACCTGCTTTGTTTCATCAGGTGTATATCCTGTATACTTTGCTATATCGTTAAAGGTTGCATAAATATGTTTACGCTGTAATGCCGATATGCTCCGTCCGTCATCAATGCGGACAGAACATTCGGTTATTTGTCTTTTGTCGAGTAAGTAGGTCTTTTCAAACGGAACAATCAAGCTAAAGCTTTCATTTTCAACAATATCGGTGACATATCCGACTGCCTCATCCATAATGTCACCTATGCGAGAGGGTCGTTCTCAATATCGACATTGCTTGGTGAAGAATTATCTTCTTCGTAGTCGCTGTCGATATAATCAACTGTACCGTCCTCATTAACAACAGCCATATCGCTGTCAAGTGCCTTTTGCATTTCAATGCTCATAATGCCCCACTTACTTATAAGCTGACGAAGCATAGTCTTTCTCGCCATGGCATCAAAGTCTTTTTCCCAAAAGGTATAGCCTGACTTTTTGCGATAACCCTTAGAATATTTAAGAGCAAAAGCCTCCATTTTGTTTCTGCTCCAATACATTGACTTGATAAAGCCGTTATGATAGCGAAACATTGCGTAATAGCCGATTGTAGGGGTATTTTCCCTCTCTTCCTCGTCAGTTATAAGTGACACCTTAATTTCTTCATCAAGTGGGTTGTAGGACATGAGTTCACCCTCTTTGATTTCAACTACATTAAGCCTTTCATAATAGCCCGAACGAATGGCAAGCTGAATATAACCTTTATATCCGAGTTGGAACTGCGCAATTTTACCGTTCTTAGTATCGTAAGGAACAAGATAATATTGACCGAGCTGAGGACTTGGTGAAAGGTTAAGTGTTTCGCCAAGCAAAGCAGCTGTGATAATTGAATTAGCATCACATTCCTGTAATGCAGGGTTAATTGCAACAGCTGAAGAGATTGCCGCAATAAACCTTTCTGCCTTTTTAGGGTTGCCGAGAGTATTGTTGATAAGTGCCTTATATTTATCTTCTTGAATAGCTACGCTAAACTTTTTCTTAGTCTTAACAAGTGAGTTTGCCATTATTATTCTCCTTTCGGTACATTGCCGTATCTGATGTTATATTGTGTTGTGAGTGTTTTCATAGCCTTGCGAAATTCCTCGGTTGTGTCATAAAAACGAACATCAATAGTTTTAGTTGCCTGCTGATTAACTGCTTGTTTTGGCGGCTGTGGTGACTGTTCCTGCACCGTTTCAGCCGTCGAAGCTATTTCTTCCTTTGCCGGCTCACTTTTATTCATTTTTTTGAGGGCATTTTGCCTTTCTTCAAATTCGTGCTTCTTTTGAAGAGCTGCCGACATATCAAGCGTTTCAATATAGGCATCAAGCATTTGCTCCTCGCATTCAAGTTTCATTGCCTTAATTACCTTGATGTCATTCTCAAACTTAAACACCTTATCTCTTATTTCCTGTTTGATTGTTTCAATCTTACAGGTCTTGTTTTGCCATTTATTTGGTATAACTTTTTCAAGTTTGAGTACCTCGTAATAGTCAGGAAATTCTTCAACATAAAAGCTTGCAATTTCTTTTAGCTTTTCATCAACCTCTTTCTTTTCAAAGTCCTTGACCTGCGTATCAATGTTATTTACGCCTTTGTCGATAATTTCAACAAGTTCTTTGACTTGTGTTTCAAAGTTTTCAAGCGGTGAGATGTACTCTTTTTTCACCTCAACCTTTTTGTCATTTAAAGCCTTTTTGAGCTTATTAAGCGTTGCCTTGTCACTCTTTGCAGACTTTAAATCATCCTCGGTTACCGCAAGAGTTTCATAAGGCTTGATTTTTTCGGAAAGTTCAGCCTTTAACTCCTCAAAATTGAAAACAATCGCATTTGGTATTGATTGCTTAATGTCAGTAGATAAATTAAATTCCATAATGATTTCCTTTCATATTTCAGGTAATATTAAATTTGGTGATTTTCGAGTTTGAACGCAATTCCAAAACTCTTTTTCTTTATGTAACAGATATTCTATATCTGCCTTAATCTGCTCATTGTCACGCTCAAAATAGTAATCTCTCACAGTATGGCGTAGCTCTGTACCTTTGTAATAACGAATATCAGCTCGTAATATTGCGAAATCGTATCCTGTTGCAAGAAATTGATGTAAAATTTGCGTGTAGTAATAATCAGGTACTTGTCCGTTCCAATGCTCCCATTGGCTTGATTGCTGAATGGTAGTTGTTTTAATTTCAAGTACGCCGTTCTTATTACCTCCGATAATGTGACCGTCTAAGGTTGCAAAAAGCCATGGCTCATTCGGTCTGTTAGCAATCATTCCAAATTCGTCATATTCAACCTTATAACCCGGATAATCAAGCTCAAACAGCCCTCTTACAAGTTCTTCGGCTTTTTTGCCATACATAACTTCGGCTTTTTTGCCTATATCCTCAGGCTCTCGCTGTCCTGTTTTTTCTTGCCAAAGTTCAACATTCGTTTTCCAAGGATTTACACCGATAATACAGCTTGCCTCGCTTGCACCTATTCCTTTTTTGCGTTCTTTGAGCCATTCCTCACGATTTATTGTTTTTTTCATATGTACCCTCTGCAATGCTTAAACACGCATACCAACCGCTTTGTCTATCATCAAATATACAGTTATCAAATTCGCTGTATTCATCAATAAACGGCTCTGTGTACTCTTGTTTAGCTTCTTTTTCTTCAAGGTCGATTGCGAGCAGAAGAAATGCAATGATAATCATAATAAAGCCGCAAAGCATTAAAACAGTTGTAATTAACTGAACTAAAATATCAGTATCGTCAACAATAAAACCAAGCATATATAAAGCACCGCCGACAATACCGAAAAATATTCTTTTATTTTTATTCATCAAAATGCGCTCCTCTCAACATATTGTGGTGGTAATAACAAGCTTGCATTGTATCGCCTTATCATGTCGTCACAGGTATCGGTTTCCTTTTTCTGTGTTAAACAGTGGTTACGCAGTGGACAATAATTACATCTTTCCATTTGTCTGTCCCCTTTCTTAACCGTTATCTTCATCATCGGTTGTTAAAACAGGATGCTGAAAATACTCTTTAAAAGCATCAATCTCAACAAGTTTCTGTTTGCCATAATCACAAACAGGAAAATCTTTACGGCGAAAAATCCTTTGTACCTGTGGCTCACTTATTCCTGTAAGCTTTACAACATCTTTAATAGTTAAAAAGCCAAACTGTATTTGTACTTTTTCTGCCACTCTTTCAATTCGTTGCAAAACATCCAACAGTTCCTTAGCTGTTGCAAGTTCGTCAACTACATTTGTAGTAACTTTCATTTATAATCACTCCTTGATTTTTATTTTCAAGTGTGATACAATCAATTTGCTAAGGGTGTATCACACCTTGCCGGCTGTGTTTTTATGCAGTCGGCTTTTTTCATTTAACAGATTCGTAATTAAAGCACCAATTAAAATACGGATGCTTAATATCAATGTTGTTTTCATTGCAATGGTTTACCGCTCTGTTAAAATGAATGCAATATTTACAGCATTTAATTTCTTCGTCCATAACGCACCTCATAGCATCTAATCACCTCTTCATTTTTGTTCCGTCCGACACATTTTAGATTAAAATTTAAGAAAACAAAAATTCTTGACTTCGCTTAAAAAGACTGCTTAATGCACGAGCTTCAAGTGGAGAGAAATCATTCCAACCTAAGAGCTTATCCCTGTAAGTTCTTGAAGAACAACCCAAATAGGCAGCCATATAATCATCTGAATATTTCTCATGTTTTTGGCAAGCTCTTAAAAAGACATATTCTCTATGCACTTTCTTTCTCTTTTGATTTATCTTTTGCATTTTATCACCTCCTGTTGTGTCGTTCGACACATTTATATTATCACTTATTCGTGTCGTTGTCAACACAAAAGTCGCAATTTTTCCAAAAAATATGTTGACAACTCGAAACATTCATAGTATATTTAAAGCAGAGGTGAGAAAATGTTAGGTAACAAAATTCGTGAACTTCGCAAAGAAGCAAAATATACTCAAGAAGAATTAGCACAATTACTTCGCTCAAAATATGGTTTAGGAACAGACAGAGCAATGATAAGTAAATGGGAAACAGGTTTTCAAGAACCACAAATCCACACATTAAAATGTATCGCTAATCTTTTTGGAGTAACTGTTGATGAATTAAATGGTGGCGTTATTTTAAACTCCCCTAATATATCAAATAGTAACATTGAATATGCCGTTATAGGAGATGTTGCAGCAGGTTTTGACAAAATTGCCATTGAAGATTGGTCTGGCGATAAAGTTGAAATTCCTGAATCGTTTTTAAAAGGTAGAAACAAAGATGATTTTTTTGTTTTAAAAGTAAAAGGAGACTCAATGTATCCTGAATATCGAAACGGTGACAAAATACTTATTTTAAAACAAAATGCCATTGACTATAATGGACAAATTGCTGTTGCTATTTATAATGATGAATTAGGCACATTGAAAAAAATTGAATATAAAAAAGATAGTGTTAATTTAGTACCTATTAACCCTATATATCAACCAAAGGAAATCAAAGGTGATGATATCGAAAATATACATATCTTAGGAATACCCAAATTGTTAATAAGGGAATTTGATGAATAATGCCGAGGAGAATGAATATGAGCGAAACTTTTTCAAGTCGATTAGCTAAAGCAATGGCTTTAAGAGATATAAAAGCAACCGATTTATCTAAAATAACAGGCATTGATAAAGGTAGTATCAGTCATTATATAAAAGGTACATATAAAGCTAAGGATAAATCATTAGAAAAACTTGCCAATGCACTTAATGTTGATGTAGCTTGGTTAATGGGCTATGATGTACCAATGACAAAATCAGATAACAATAGTGTATCTAATGAAGATTTAAAGTTTGCTTTATTTGGTGGTGAAATCACTGATGAACAAAGAGCTTTACAAATTTTAATAAAATCAAAGGAGCTTATACTGTAATGAGTGAAATATCAGATAAGATATTAAATCTTATAGAAGAAAAGAATATTTCTTACGGTGAATTATCAAAAATCAGTGGTATTCCTAAATCTGCATTACAAAGGTATGCTACAGGAAAAACCAACAAAATATCAGCTCAACGACTTAAAATCATTGCTGAATCATTGGGCACAACAGTACAGTATTTAATTAATGAAGAAAGCCCAAATAAAATTTCCTCATCCCTATCATCTGAACGGAAGAACGCAATGTTTTATGATAGAATAAGATACCAAAGAGAATCGCAAGGAATGACACAACAAGAACTTGCAGACAAAGTAGGATATACAAGTCGTTCTACAATTAACAAAATTGAAAAGGGCGAAAGAAATATTA